ATCAATACTATGGTAAAGTCATGGTTGGCAAGGCCCCGAAGATCGTAACTGATAGGGATTTAACTTATCATGGTGCTCCTAAAAGAGGAGCTTTTTGGTTTGAGAGAATGAAAAAGGATAAAGGACAACAAATACTTGATAAAGCTGCTAAAATTGTCGGAGGTGGAGCATGAGTATAATTAAGTCATTACAGGATTTTCTTGAAACATTTGACGGCATGGATATGCAGCCTTTGACCGTTAAAACAGATATGGCTGATGAAGCGGTGTCATCTTACAGTGTGGCTCCTTCCGGTAACGGTAAAATCAGTGCTGATATTCTTGGAAATAAAACATTTCAGAATAATTACGTATTTTATGCCAGGGAAGCGGCGGCTAATGAAGTTGACCGACAGGAAAATTATGATTTTCTTGAAGGTTTTTCTGAATGGTTGGAAGAACAGAATGAAGAGGGCAACTTGCCAGTGTTGCCGGCAGGCTACAAAACAGAGGAATTGAGAGTATCAAATATCATGCTGTTTGATGTGAATGAGGATGGTACCGGATTATATCAGGTACAGCTACAATTAGAATTCATAAAAGAAAGGAAGGCGATAATATGAGCATAGAAGGAACTGGATATGTAAAACGTAAAGAATTTATGGTGTTTGCGGATGTATCGGATACATCAGGAACACCGGAATGGGAGCTCATCGGGGATAAAGTCGAGGAAATGTCCCTTGAGATGAACCCGAATGTTGAAACAACGACAGATATTACAGGGAATACAACCACTA